TTAAACACCATATTCATCCATCAGGTCTTCTTTTTCGACTTGTGACTTGGCTTCGGCTCTTTGTATGTCTGTGTCTGTCCTAACTCTTCTGTCCCCTGTTCTTACTCTGCAAAGCCACTTGTCTTTCCCTATTTGCATTAGCACGATCGTTCCCTCTCTTAGCAGTTCATCTGCTGATGGTTCAGGAAAATTGTCCAGATCCGATCTGTCTGCTTTTTTAATCAGTTCTAGTTTTCCTGTGGTCATTCCCTTCTTCAGTTTGGCCGAAACATATTGCACCTCACCAGTTTTGGATCTACCCACTGGGGTGATCAACCATTCTCCGGCTAGTTTCACCACTGTTGGCTGTGCGACACTAATGTAGTAACCTGTTCCTGAGATGTTGGTGAGTGCTCTTTTGTTAGCTTCTGAAGTGAAACCAATGCAGCATCTCATGACAATAATCAAGCTGTACTTCGACACTTCTCTACCTGTTGCCATCTTCTCCATCATTTTCTGGAAAGTGTATCTTGCACTTGCCACTACTGTCTTACTTTGACCTCTCTTCATACACCTCTCCATAGCAGACACCCCTGAAGCTCTCCAGATTCCGACAGGTCCTTGAAGTTGTTGTTTGAGGCTTTCCATCGTTGTGCCTATCATGCTACCCACTTGCAAAACTCCCTCGTAAAAAGAGTCTGACTGACTAGTATCATCTCCTTTCTCCCTAACTACTTCTAAGTTCCCCTTCGCTACTCTGCTCATCTTGTCCAGACCCATAACCAGTTTTCCGCTCACAACTCTGCATTCGTATGACACCTTTGACATGTACTTATCTTCTCTCTCTCTTGTGAGTAGCGATATTCCTTTATCTCCGATCTCACCATCTGTGTTCACTCTTATGTCCACCCCTGTGTTTTCTCCCATTGCAAACACTATCTGTTTGGCTTCGAACGTTGCCTTTTCGTACAGACTCTTCTTATCTGGGTAGTCTTGCCATGTGCAGCTGTAGAAGCACGGACATAGTCTCATCTCAACCAGACATTTTTCCATCAGTCCTGACCAATTTCCTCTTCCGCTGAAGAATGTTCCTTGACCTTCTCTGAAACATAATATGGCCCCTTTGTAATCTCGTCCGACTGCAACAAAGTTCCCTTTCATCCTCGTGAAAACGTATCCATCATCGTATTCCACATCGAACGGACTTGATATTGCTATGGTTTCCAATCCTTGAGACTGTACTGTGATCATCCTCCCATTCAGCTGCTCAGATGAAACAGTGTGTGTTCTCAGGCTTTCCAGCACCATCTTCCCCATCATAGCAGAGTCCGGCTGCATCCTGTCTATTGACGTGTTCTTGACAAGTGTCAACAAGTTCTCTCCCATGTACTCGTATTTAGCCAGTTTTTGCTCCAGTGCTATTCTCATTTTCAATGTTGACACTTCTGAATGGAGAGAGAATGCAATTCTTCCTTCAATCTTCGATCCTCCTTCACTTCTTACTGAAAAGGAGGGATCTCCTCCTGTTTCAACTTCTTCTATTGTTTCTTGAATGAGCCTGGATATATCTCTCATTAGAGGAGCTGATGTTCTTTCAAGGGGTCCTCTTGTTTCGTCTACCTTCCCTTCTGCTGTAACTATTTCCTTAGTGTTCAAGAAATACACTCCTGGACCGCTTTGGTTCAGTTGGCCCCATCCGATGACGCTAGCTCCCATCACCACCTTCTGAGACATGTTGATCTTTGCTGATCCCATTGATGCTCCAACTGCTGCTCTACACACATTCCAGTACTCCTCGGTAGTTGGTTCCGTTGAGGGGCATGGTGCCCCTACCAGAAGTGTTTCCTGTAGTGTCTTGGGGTTTACCCCAGGTAGAAGGTTTTTTAGTCCTTTCAAACTAGAGACCAGCCTTGGTCCTGTTGCTCCTTCTGACTTGGACACACCCAGCACTGATACTGTGTTGTATGACTCGACTATTTTCTTTAATTCATCTTTTTCCTCTTCAGTTGGGTCTCCCATTGCCTTGGCTTTTTCCATTAGACCAGCCCAGTGCCCTTTAGGTGCATTACATATTCTTCTTGCTCTTAGACAGTCCCTGTCGTCTACTTTAGTAACTTGGAATAAAGTAGCATTTTTCAGTTCTTCTAACGTGGTTTTGTCGCTGATCGTGTTTTCTGATATAAAGTCCAT